GTATAGGCGCACTTCCATGAGCGATAGAGCAAGCACCTTCGATTTATTGAAGATATTGGTGGAAAGTAAAGCGGAGTGCCTCATTTACGCCCCCGACGAGAACACCGTGGAAGTGATTTGGTACGAGGTCGGTCTCGGAGCTAAAATTTTAGCACTAATTCAAAACACTAAGGAGCAACTCTCATGAGCACAGCGCCTTTGGCTGTAAACGCAGATTTAACCAAATCCATTCAAGACGCTGTCGGCACCGAAGATATCAAAGCCGCCGTTCAGGCCGAAATCCTGAAGCAGGCTGCTGACGCTGCGGCAATAGCCGCAACGCCCGTTGCGCCTGCCGCCGCTGCCGTCGTGGCACCTGCCGACGAAGAAGCTGCGAAGCCGTTCTCGCGCACCGAAACCATCGGCGGGCGTGAATTCTCTTTCGAGGCTGCGACCGAATTGGAACTGGAACGACAAGTCAATAACGCATACAAGGTGGCTGCAGGACTTCAGGTCCCCCAGGTTGTCGAACCCGTGGTCGACCCCGCAGTCGCGGCTGCCGCTGCCGAAAAGGCCGCGACCGAGCGTGCCGCTGCTCAGGCGGATTTGGAATTGAAGTTCAAGCGTGGTGAAGTCAGCACACAAGAGTATCTCGAACAGTCCGGGGCAGTGAAGGACTATCTCGAAAAGCAGGGCGTTCCTCTCGACGAACTCCGTGCATCGGTTGAGCAGACCCGCCAGAGGACTTACGAACAGTCGTGGGCCGATGCAACGACCGCGTTTTTGAAATCGGGTAGTGACTGGCCGGGCGGGGAGAAAAACAAAAAGCTGTTGGGTTTGAAAATTCAGGAATTGGGCCTTCTGGACGCAACCGATAAAGTTGCGGCCATCCAACAGGCGTACGCGGCACTGAAGCAGGACGACCTATTGTTTGCCAACGAAACGGCAGCCCCTGCGGCACCGGCTGCAGCGCCCGTGGTTGCTGCGGCTCCTGTCGCAGCGGCACCCGTCGCGGCTCCCGCCGCTCCTACGACAGCACCGAGAGCGGCATCAACTTCATCCACGCTTTTTGGTGCGAGTTCTGGCGTATCTGGTAGCGGCGCTGCTGCTCCTGCGGCTTCAGCCAAAATCGAAATCGACAAAAACGCAACGCCCGCCGAGATTATGGCGGCGTGGAAAGCGCAACAGCTCTCTGAAGGAAAAGACCTGAACGCCGCGTTTACTGAAGCGTTTTCTTCGAGGCGGTAATAAATCCGTAACATGAAGTCGTCACAGGTTTTAGACTAACCAAATATAAGTGAGGGAGTGCTGATCACACTTCTTAGGTGAGGAAGGTGCCAGATACACCTTCCGAACCGACCTTATCTGGAGGTTGAGATGGAAATCGAAGAGCGATATTTTAGAGTGCCTCGGGCTAGAAAATCAACTCAAGCCCAACTCGAAGCCCGCAAGCGATACGCGGACCGTCACCCCGAAAAAATTCGGGAGAGACGCAAAGCCGGTGCAGCGAAGTTGAAAGACTACTGCAAGCGCCGCCGAGACGCACTCCGCATAGAAGTTTTAACACACTACAGCCCGAACGGTGTTTTGTGTTGTTCTTGGGAAGGTTGTTTGGTTTCGGATATTGACATGTTGGTTTTAGACCACCGTGACAATGACGGAGCTAAGGAAAGACAAGCACTGGGTGGAAGTAACGCTCGCGGGTGGAATTTTTACGGCTACCTGAAACAGCTTGGTTTTCCAGAGAGGTATCAAACCCTCTGCTGCAATCACAACCACAAGAAAGAACTTTTGAGAAGTAGAACAAACGAGTCGATCACGACTCACTAGGAGAAACTCCAATCATACTCCCCCCAGGCGTTCAATCTACGACACTTGCTGCGTTTCCGCAGATTGCATATGACCGTACAGCAGTCATGGAATGGCAATTCAACACCCCGTTTTTGGAAGAGTTGTGCGACTTCCGCCCGCTGGCTCGGCGTTCAGGTCGGACGCTCCAGTTCTACGGCCAACAGCCGTACGCTGCCGCGACCTATGACCTGTCCGAAGGTATTCCGGGTCCGTCGCTCCAGTTGAACCAAGTTTTCAGCGATGCATTCGCCGACGAATATGGCGACTGGATCGGCATCTCGAACGTTGCTCAGCAAATGTTCCTCGCGGACATCACGCTGGACGCCAGCCGCAACCTGTCGTATCGGGGCGCTCTCACGAGCAACCTGATCGCGATTAACGGGTTCGAGGCTGCTGCGACCGCACAGTCGTCCGCTCGAATCGATTTGCTCGACAACGAGTACATGCTGTCCAACACGATCCGCAAGTGCGAATCCCAGTTGATGGGAAACGCGGTTCCGGGACGCGATGGCGGGCTGTACACGTCGGCGATGCACCCCTACGTTGTGTACGACTTCATGTCGGACAACAGCGCCGGGTCCGCAGTTGATTGGATGAAGCGAGTCGAGTCCGGGCAGAACGTCGGGAAGACCGACATGACCCGTGGCTATACCGTCCTGGAATGGGCGGGCGTCCGCATCATCCGCACGCAGACCGTGCCCACGTATGCCAACTACCCTTCAACGGGTAAGACCGGCTACGCGACGTACGTGGTCGGGCGTGAAGCCATGATGGCCTCCGAGTTGCTCGGCAACCGCGTTCCGCGCAGCCCGAGCTTCAAGGTGAACGTCAAGACTTTCGGCGACAATGACATCGATCTTTCGAACCCGATGTTGCAGACACGAGCAATCGTGAGCTACGACTGGTTCTTGGGGATCGTGGCCCGGCCCAATACTAACAACACGCCGGGCTTCCGGAGAATTCGCGGAGAGGTAAGCGCAGTCTAGTCTGTAGTTTAGACTTGACTTTCGTTGTGGGGGTGTTATAGTGGTGTCGGAGAAAAACCGATGCCATATAAAGACCCAAACAGCGAAGCAGCAAAAGCTAACCTTGCAAAACGCACCAAGAAGTGGCGGGAGACCCACCCAGAACATTGGAAACGTCTCAACAATCGCGATAGGAGAAACCGTTGGTACAAATGCGTATACGGGATTTCCGCAGTCGCGTTTGAAACACAAATCGCCGCTCAGAACAATATGTGCCCGATAGGGAACCACCCTTTCGGCAAGCGAGGTAGAGACGCCGATTCGCCCTGTCAAGACCACGACCATGGGACAGGAAAGAATCGAGCCATCTTGTGCAAGAACCATAATTCAATGCTCGGGCTTGCAAATGATAACCCCGAGATTTTGGAATCAGCAATTTCTTATTTGAAGCAGTACTGAACAGGAGACACACAGTCATGAGTAACGCCTCTACCATCAGACGCCAAGTTGCAGGAACGCAGGTTCTGACTCTCGCCCCTCTGGCTGCCGCAGTCGTCGGCACAACCGAGACGGCTTTCGCGCTCAACGCCAATCCGCTGGTTGCATCAGGCGGCGGCTATAACGGCGCATCCAATTCGAACACCGGAGTCGTGGCGGGCGGGGTTGTTCCCCTGTCGGCTGGCGTCACCGGCCTGTATTCGGGCACGGGTCAGGTTCTGCACCTCGCCGCAACGGGAGTCTGCACTGGGCTCGCCTCTTCGACGCTGACGCTCACCCTGTACCAAGTTCCCGCATCTCTGCTTCCCATCGCCAGCACGCTGGCTGGGCAACAGACATTCACGTCGTGGAATTCTCTCGGCGCATCTTCGGCCATCGCAATCGGCGCTACCACACAGTCGTGGAACCTCGATGCGCGGCTGCAGCTCGGCGCGGACGGCCAGCTCGAAGGTCAGTTGACCATCGAAATCGCCGGTATCTCCGTGAAGGTGTACGTGGCAACCACCATCGCATCGAGTCTGGTCGGCGAAGCTGACCTGAACTTCGTAATCACAGCGAAGGCGGGTACTGCGAACATCACCACCAACACGCTGCAGGAATTCAGAATTGATTTGGAGTGACCCCAGAAAATAACGCTTGACATTGAAGCCCTCCAACGCTATTATAGTGTTGGAGGGTTTTTCATTTATGTTCGTCTACGTCATCGTCAACACCGAGTCGTTAAAGCTCTACGTCGGGCAGCATCGGGGCACTAATCTCCAAAAATACCTCCAGCAGAAGTACTGGGACGCGCACTACTATTCAGGAAAGCGGTCTCATATCTATGCAGCCATGCGGGCGTATCCAAAAGAGACGTGGCACATCTACCCGCTAATCTCAGGAATTGAAACTCGAAAAGAACTGGACGAATGGGAGCGGATGCTGATTTACGCTCTCAAGGCACAGCACCCCAACATCGGCTACAATATCTGTGACGGTGGCGAGGGCTTCACAGGCCCGCAGTCAGAATCGGCGAAAGCAAAAATCACCGCCGCTCTGATGAAGCGGCCCGTATCTGCCGAGACTCGTGCCAAAATCGGCGCATCGCAGCCTCGGTCGCCCAAGCAACTCGCGGCGCTGAACCAGACTGGGCGGCGTCATTCAGATGAAACGAAAGAGCGGATTCGCCAACACAACGCCGCAGGAATTTGTGGTATGCTCGGTCGCCGTCACTCCGAAGAAACGCTAGCGAAAATGCGCGAGTCCGCGAAGCGGCGAGGCATCTCCTTGGACCAGCGGCGCAAGATGGCGGTCGCTCGATGGGGCAAGAAGAACAAGACTTTTGAATCGTAGGTGAGGGCTTGTAGCTCAGTTGGCAGAGCACCGCATTTGCAATGCGGGGGTCGGAGGTTCGAATCCTCTCGGGTCCACCAAGTTTGCGAAGGCGCAAGACGTGGAAACACCAGACTGGCGCGGTGCCGCATGAACAGGAAACGAGCGTGGGTACACGTGGTCTCCGGGCGGCATCGCAGACCCAGACATTTTGATGCGGGAATAGAGCAAGAGTGGCTCGCCATGCTCATAACATGGAAATCAGATGGGTGACAACTCCCTCTCCCGCAACCAGTTTTTACCCGGTGGGCACGAGGCAGCCCGTTTAAGCCCTTTGAAGGTAGCCTCACCATTTTTATGCTTGACAGCCTGTGCAATCGGCTGTATGCTTTTTGAACGGACGACCTGATTGTGGATCGCGGTCTCGAATTGAGCGTCCCTCGTTAGTACCTCGACGGAGCGAAGACTTAGGGACGCCACCATGAAGACGAATTCACTACGGGCTTGTAAAAGCTAAAGGTCTCCGCTCTTTTTGTACTGGGGCACGAATCGACGCAAAGGTCAAATCGCGATGACCTGTCGGAAAACGGCCCCGCCAATTATGCGGTCTCTCGGAAATCTCGTGAGAGCTAAGTCTGCCGGTGATTTCGGCGAGCCGCTCAAACAGTGGTGGGTGAGTTCAGCCATGAGGGAACAGTTCAAGGGAAAGTGCACAAGTACCTTGAAAAGGTCGCGGTATCAAAAGTCACCGCACCCACCAGGATTTTGATGCTGCGGATACATAGGCGAGGGGCGCACAGCGCCATCCATAACCAGGACATCGAAACAGCATCAAAAGTTTTGCCCGACTCGTTCAGTGGCAGGACGACCGGCCTGTACCCGGTAGACTGGTGTTCGATTCATCAGTTGGGCTCCATTTTGGGAGATATGTTTGGACACGATGAAGTGCCCTCGCTGCCACGAGATTGTAGAGCGGAGTCCGCATAACCGGGCCGACCGTTTCGTTTGCAAATGTGGCTGGCGGTCGTGGTTGACCAGATTAGAGGCCCTGCAGGAAGCGTTCGACAGGATGCGAGAGAAACTATAATGTATGGAATCACCATGACTCCGAACCTGACCTGTTTGGGATATTTAATTCGCCACGGTGAATTAAATAACATGCGAGTTTGGGATGGCTGGTCGGATATGGGCCTGAGCGAGACCGGCAAATTCTCCGCTGAAAAAGCTGCCCAATATTTATCTTTCGAACGCCTCGGGCGCGTGATATCTTCTGGTGTAGCCCGCACAATCCAGACCGCAGACATCATCATGAACGGGTGCAACGTGCTCTGCCCGTTTTCAAGCGATGACCCAAACTTTCGGGCTTGGAACGTTGGGACCTTTACCGGCAAAGAAAAGACCCCCGAGCGCCTCGCCGAATTTGAGTACTATCTCGACCATCCTGACGTAGTGATTCCCGAAGGCGAGAGCCGCAACCAATTCCATGACCGGATTCAGGTCATCCTGCCGTATCTGGCAAGCCCGTACGCGGGCGAACCCACCGCATTCGCTCTGCACAACTCCGTCATCAAAGAGTTAATGGGTATCGGCCACCTGAAGGAAGCCGTTGATCCTGGCGGCGTCGTACGAGTGGATATGGACGAAAAGGGCGAACTGATTTATACTATCGTTCTGGGTGAAGTACTGCCGGAGGTTGGAATTTCATGAATCCCGAACCATCGTTTGTCGACCACGCAGTGCCAGTGCTGAGCGCGGCGTCCGAACTAGACGACACGCAGCGCGCCGACCTGCATGACGTTTTTCACGGTTCTCGGGACCCAGAAGAGTTGGCCCAGGCATTGCAGACCGTCCCTATACCCGACGACATCAAGCACAAACTTTGGGACGCCAAAAAGGCATCCATGCCGACCGCCGATCCCGTCGAGAAAGGAATCGCGGTAATTAACCGAATCGGCGACCTGAATCCCAAGACTCTGGAAGTGGCTGAGAAATACCCCAAGCTGGTGTCCACGCTGATAGGGCTGGCCGCTAAGGATG